ATGCTAACTGTTTCTTTAATATATGAGCGCGTTGAACATCGACTCTAACTCCTTTAAATTTCATATCTACTAGACAAGGAAATAAATCTGTTTCTAAATTAAAAATAGATTCTATGTCCTGATGAATAATTTCTTTTTTCATCATTTGCCAAAGTTCTAAAGTAAGTTCTGCATCTTTCTCTGCGTAGGCTCCAACTTCCATCGCAGGTAGTTGCCACATGTCTGCTTTGGGATCGAGTCCTCTAGACTTAGCGGCCTCTACTAATGCTACTTCAGATTTACCGTGACCTAAATAGTCCCAACCCAAAGCATTTAAACTATATTGAAATCTATTTTCGTCTACGAGAGATGCTGCAATCATAGTATCTACAATTAAACCGTTGATTTTTATACCTAATTTACGTATCCAACATACATCATACATTGCATTGTGAAATATTTTTATAGCATCACATGCCATAGTATCTTTAAACCATTCTAAAGTTTTTTTACGATCCATGTTAGGACCTTCACCATGTGCGATTGGAAAATAATATTTTTTACCAGGCACCGCTACTGCAATCCCCACCACTTCACCATTACCTATCACAGCACCAGATCCTTTAGAACGTAAATCTGGATCTCTTGTTTCTAAGTCCACAGCAATCTCATCGTAAGAACGTAAATCAGGATACTCTTCTGGTTCTATCCATTCCGTAGCTGCACTAAATCTAGGAATAATCATTCGTAATCCCTTGCAATAATCATATCAATATATTGTTTTGCTTTTTCTAAATCCTGTCTTTTGTTTTTCTGTCTATGTCTACAAATATATTTAATAACATTACCCTCTGCAAAAAGCAATTCGTTCTCTCCTATAAACTGAGAGGGTTGTATTTTAAATTTTTTATAATGATTTCCTCCAATTTGCTTACTCCACGTCATACTTTTAAATAAATCTTTGTGTGTCATAACTGATAACCATACCTTTCTATTTTTGCTCTCATTAAATATAAATTATTTTTAGCACGAGTTGCTCCAACATACCAGACTCTGTGTTCTTCATCTCTTTTCTTAGTATTGTTTTCGATTGATTGTCTAATTTTTTTTGCGTTATCTAATATTAAAATAACATTTTCTTCTTCTCCTCCCTTTGCTGCATGTATGGTGGATAAATATATTCTTGCAGGTTCTTTTAATTTTTCTCCATTAGATAACATTAAACGAATATAATTTACTTGTTCTCTAGGTGCTTTTTCAAAAGCTTCAAACCAAGTCAAAGACTGATTCATGCTTTCACCTGTATATTCTTTAACATCTTTCATTTCATTTTCTGTAAGTTCTTCTCCCTTAGACCAACGAGTGTAGTTGATAATTGCTTTGTATAGTTTAACACTATAACTTTTACCCTTTTTTGTTTGATAATAAATACCAATAGACTCTAAATTTTTAATAATGTCTCTTAAACGAGAAGTGGTTCTAGATAAGATCAACCATTTATTTTTTGTAAGATCCATTTGATTTATATCTGATATAGTATTAAGTTCTCCTTCTTCTTCTCTTGGTTCATATCTTTTATAAACTCTCAAACCTTGTATACGATTAATAATAGTTTTAGATATCTCTTGTACTTTTTTTGGTATACGATGAGATTGTGTTAAAAATATTTCTTTACCTCTTTCATTTATAAACCTGTCTACATCTGCACCAGCCCATTGATAAATAGCTTGGTCATCATCACCTGCTAGGTAAACATATTTTGATTTTGTTTTTAATAAATCATATAGCTTCCATTGTAGTGGAGATAAATCTTGTGCTTCGTCAATAAACACAGCCTCAAACTCAGGACATACTTCTGGTTTTTCTACAAACTGATGAATCATATCATTAAAATCAATTAAATTATTTTTCTTTTTGTATTCTTTTAAATTAATTGCAATGTGATTCAAACAATCCCAACTCATATCTTCATTAAGATAATCTCCTGTTTGCCATTCTTCTTCAATACTTATGTCTTTATTCTTTGCTTTACCAATCAAACTAAAATAAGGATTGTCACAAGTTAGATAATGAAACTGTTCTTGATTAAGTTTATCTTGATAGTTAACTCTTATATTTAATATCTTACCTAAGTCTTCGTAATGATAAGGTTGCATAACATTCTCTTCTTTTAAACCCAGGGAATGGAAAGCAAACGAATGAAGTGTTTGAAAGTATTTTAATTTACTCTTAGGCATATTCATTCTTTCTTGCGCTTCTTTTGCTGCCTTCTTGGTAAATGCAAAGTAACCTATTTTATGTAATGGTATACTTTCATCGGTATAAAATTTTACAAAATTTAATAATTTGGTAGTCTTACCGGTACCTGGAGGACCATAAACTTTATAAATCATAGTATGTTTTCTCTATCTTGCATTGGTATTATCTCTTCAGGAGACTCTTCTTTATGAAAATATTCTATTGGAATTTTAACGCAACGAATAGCTGGGTTAGATTTTTTTTCTGTGTCCTTTTTAGGAAACCTTTTTTTATGTCCAAATACTGCTTTAAATTTATCTTCCATTAATCTACCGGTTCTGTCTTCTTTCATCTTCCATTCTTTATTTTTCAAGAGTCTAAAAAAAGATTCTGATATAAAATATGCATAGTCCCCTTGTATTAAAGGTGAGCCACTTTCAAAAGAAGCATGACTTGTTGCAGAGGTACCGTTGTATAAATAATCTGTAATATATTTATGTAGTTGCTCTTCAGGACTAGTACCAGAAGGTGGTTTAATTTTATCTACCTTGTTAAACAAAGCTGATTGTATTTCATGAAAATCATTAGCTTTAATAATAGGAACAACAATATGTGCTTGCTCCATCATAATACCTTTTAACTCTCTTTGATCCCTTAACTTAGTAATGTTGTTTGCATGAACTTGAACTGTTTCTCCACCAGGTTTTTCTACTGTAAAATACCATTCTGGATTTGGTTTGTATTCTATCTTAGTAAGATTACTTAACATGGGCCATCTTAATTTTGTATCCGATGCAATACCGTATAATCTTTTTACACAAACAGATTTAATACATCTACTACGAATAGGATCTTCATTACAGGTATGTCCCTTGGTATCTTTACTCCAAGCTCTTATTTTTGTCTCTACTGCCTTGTCATCCCAAGTATCATCATAGATAAAATAGTTTCTAGCTGCTTCTTTTACTTTCTTGTGCCAGTCATCTTTGTATTTTTTCTTTGCAAAAACCATATAATTATATAGAAAACGATCTCTGCCGTCATCAAATTTATTTTTACTCATAGCTTGCAAACAAGGCGGACCATCTATAAACTCTTCTGCCCCTCCTGTTAATTCTTCGTGTACTAATGAGTTTGCAAAATCTTCTAAATCTTTTTCTGTTTTTTTATTAGCCTCTACAATCTTTAAAAATTGTTCAAAAGTAAATTCTTTTCCATCATTTGGATTAATAGCAACTCTCTCTGTTTTATTATAATAAGGTAAATTAATAAAATTACCATTGATTGGTTTTCCATCCTCTGATGTACCTAACTCAGTTTGTTTAGGAAATATTTCTGTAATAGATTCAAGATCAAAAATAAACAATAGCTTATCTAAAAAATTTCTAACAGAGCTTGCTTTAACTTTTTCTTTTAAAAATACATACAAATGCAAACCATTACTTTTTGATTTTACAGGTATAATTGGAATCTTCTTTTCAACAATAATATCTAAATATTTTTTAATATTAAAATTTTCATATTTGTCTGGGTCAATGTCAATTGCAGCAAATTTTGCCATACCCTCATCGTCACAAGGTTGAACACCTATAGATTTTACACCTTCTAAATGATCTCTATAATCTTGACTGGTAATAGGGTTTTGAGACCAACCATAATCTCCTGGTTTAAATTTTATTTTGCCTGTATTTTCGTCTTTAAAACCGTTTTTTATATTACAATATCCATAGTTACGTTCTAGGCCTGTAAATATCTCTATAAATTTACTCTCCATACTATCTTTCTGTGTGGGTGATTTTCACCACCCACAATTTTGTTTTGCTTAAATGATGCTTTTATCTGTCTTATCAGAAGTTTCACCATGCTTAACCTTAACATCTCCAGTAGAGACACTTTCGGAAAAACTTTTAGCTTTCTGATACAAAGCTGCGTCCTGTATAGGGCCAACTTTACTGACTTCCCAACCAAACCACGTTCCTTTATCATTAGACTGTTGCACAGTCTTTAGATTATAAATGTGGCTAAAAGATGCTGGATTGTATAATCCATTGGTACCTTTTAGTTGGATTTGAGCCATCATCGTATTCCATTTTCTACTAATTTTTAATTGAGTAGACTTCATGGATATAAGAGCGGTGGAGGGTGCATCTCCTAATGTTATCACAAAATGACTTGCAGTTTTTTCAATATAATTACCACTAGGTAATCTATCTTTATAATCTGCTCCTCTGGTTGTTTGTGATAATATATCACTTGATGAAGGATGTATTTGAACAGGAGCACCTGGACCTTCGCCTCGGTCTCGCCATTCAATGTATTCCAATTTGTAATGACATGGAATTACATTTAATCCTTTTGTACCATCAAATAATTCTGAAGTAACAGAGTTGTAAATCATGCCAGGTTCTGCACCTTCAACATATTTACCATCTCTTTTATTTACTTCAGGAGATAGTTGTCCTAAGATTTTTAAGAAAGGTAATGCTAAATCATCTTGTCCTAATTCTCCTAGACCTTTGCCTGCGTCTGCCTCAAATAAATTTGTAGACAAAGC